CTTTTTCCGATATCGTTAAAATTATCAAGTCAGGTATGTTCTATCCAACATACATCTCAGGACTGAGCGGCAACGGTAAAACCTTTATGGTAGAACAGGCTGCTGCCAAACTCAATAGAGAATTTATTAGAGTTCAAATTAACCCTGAGACTGACGAAGATGACTTATTGGGAGGTTTCAGACTTATTAACGGAGAAACAGTATTCTCTAAAGGCCCGGTTCTCAAAGCTATGGAGAACGGTGCAATCTTACTTCTTGATGAGATTGATAGAGCTACAAATAAAATTATGTGCCTTCAAGGAATCCTCGAAGGTAAACCTGTCCTTGTTAAAAAGACTGGAGAAGTTGTTAAGCCTTCTGCTGGATTTAATGTAATTGCAACTGCAAATACTAAAGGTAAAGGTTCCGAAGACGGCAGATTTACCGCGGCTTCTATTATTGATGATGCTTTCCTAGAAAGATTTACAGTGTCGGTTGACCAAGCCTTTCCACACGCTGGTATTGAAAAGAAAATTGTCCTCAAACATATGGACAAATTTGATGCTCGTGATGAGGACTTTGCAGAAAACCTAGTTAAGTGGGCAAACATTATCAGAAAAACTTTCTTTGACGATGGTGTTGACGAAGTAATCTCAACTAGAAGACTTTGCCACATTGTGCAAACCTTCTCAATCTTTAACAACAAAACAAAGGCTATCGACCTATGTATCTCTAGGTTCGATGAGGACACTAAAGAAGCTTTTGTTGATTTATACACAAAAGTTGATGCAGGTGAGGATCTCGGCGACGCGGCCGAGTCCGATGCCGAGCCTTTCATTCAACAGGACGAATTAAATGATGAATAGAAATATTGATTACAAATTTAATGAAGGAGAACTCATAGAGCAACTCCGGACTTATATAGACAAAACCTATACAGGTCATTATTCAAAAAATAAATTTCAGAGTACTGAGTTTATTATTGACTGTGGCCATGGTATGGGCTTTGCCTTGGGTAATGTACTAAAGTATGCTCAAAGGTATGGTAAAAAAGATGGAACAAATCGAGCTGATTTGCTCAAAATCCTACACTATGCTATCATTGCTTTGCATGTACATGATGAAAATAATAATCACACAGATGTTTACAATCAAGGGAAAGTGTGATATAATATACTAAAATGGAGAAAAATATGCAACTATCCGATGAAACCCTAGCTTTACTAGCAAACTTTGGTTCAATAAATCCAAACATGGTATTAAAGCCAGGACAAAAACTCAAAACTATTTCAGAGGCCAAGAACATTCTTGCGTCTGCAGATATTGTTGAGGACTTTCCTAGTGAAATGGGAATATATGACCTAAATGAGTTTCTAGCTACTCACAGTCTAGTAGATGATGCTCAGTTAGTGTTCGAAGACAATGCTTGTCTGATTAAAAATAATACCAATAAGGTAAAATTCTTTTTCGCAGAACCAAGCATTTTAACATCTCCAGACAAAGATATTACTATGCCAGATGCTGAAGTGGTAGTTACTCTTACAGAGGAAACTATCTCTCAGGTTCGCAAAGCGGCAAGTGTGCTCGGTCATATTGACATAGCCATTGAAGGTAATGCTGAGAAAATGTCTGTAAAAATATTTGACACTAAAGATACTAGTGCAAATACTTACGAGATGGATTTGGGTCCTAATACAACAGGACATAACTTTTCATTCGTCATGAATATTGCGAACTTAAAAATTCTTGATGGTGAATATACTGTATCTATATCATCTAAGCTGATATCCAATTGGAAACATAACACAAAGCCTGTAGAATATTTTATAGCTTTGGAAAAATCTAGTAGCTTTGGTGTATAAATACTATAACATAACTATTGCAATAGGAGAAAATTATGGCAGAAGAAGTGAAAAATGAAGAAGTAGCTCAAGAGCCGGTTCAACTATCTTTGCAAGACATTGCAACATGTGTTCAAGTCGTTGACTTATGTTCTAAAAGAGGAGCCTTTGAAGGTCCTGAACTAGAGACAGTCGGTGGTTTGAGAAACAGACTTGTACAGTTTGTCGAGGCAAATCAGCCAAAAGACGAACCAGTGGAAGGTAATGTCCCAGAGGTCGAAAGTGAACCAGTAGCTGAAGAAGCTGACTCTTAATCATAACTCGGAGGGGACCCAAATCCCCTCCACAATTTTTGGATTATATAATGAATACAAATGAATATCTATGGGTAGAAAAATACAGACCACAAAAAATAGATGATGTGGTACTACCGGCAGAACTGTATAAAACCTTTACAGAAATCGTCAAAGGAGGCGAACTCCCTAATCTTTTATTTACAGGCACAGCAGGTGTTGGTAAAACAACAGTTGCCAAAGCAATATGTAATGAGTTAGGGCTTGACTTTCTTTTAATTAACGGTTCAGAAGAAGGTAACATTGACACACTCAGAAATAAAATTAAACATTTTGCTTCAACAGTATCTTTACAAGGTGGCACAAAAGTCGTTATATTAGATGAAGCAGACTATTTAAATCCTCAATCCACACAGCCAGCGCTTCGTGGATTCATAGAAGAATTTTCCAATAACTGCAGGTTTATAATGACCTGTAATTTTAAAAACAGAATAATCGAACCACTACATTCAAGATGCTCGATAGTAGATTTCAGTATACCAAAAGGCGATAGAGAAAGACTTGCTTCTGTCTTTATGTCCAGATGTATGCAGATACTTGATGATGAAGGTGTTAAATATGAGCATGAAGTTCTTGCAGAACTCATAATGAAACACTTTCCAGACTTTCGCAGAATGCTCAACGAGTTACAAAGGTATGGGGTATCGGGTAGTATAGATAGTGGTATACTTGTAAGTTTAGGAGAGGTATCAATAGGTCAACTTATGACTGCTATGAAGGATAAAAACTTCAAATCTATGCGGCAATGGGTCACCGACAACATAGATGTCGAGCCTGCAGCATTGTTTAGAAAAATATATGATAATATGTACGACTATATTGAACCTCAAAGTATCCCACAGCTAGTGCTCATACTTGCTGATTACCAATATAAAGATAGTTTTGTAGCCGACCATGAGCTAAATATGGTTGCATGCTGCACAGAGATTATGGCAGGAGTAAATTTTAAATGAATATAATAAAGAAACTAATTTGGTTTGTTATCGACTCGTGGAGAGTTGTTATGGATAATAGATATAATCCACTTAGACATATTAAGGACCCATCAATACAATCTTATTTTACACTTGTATTGTTTATTATGTGGAGTGCTTATTTTGGTATAATTGCTTGGACATATATCGGTTGGAATAATTACAGTATAGTATCCTCTATTTGGATTCACATGGGTGTAGTAATACCTTTATTAATTACCAATCTTGTATTTAAAGAAGCAGAAAAGAATGGTGCTAAATGGCACAGAGATTGGTCCAAGCATAGAACACACAGATTTGGAGATAAAGACTAATGGCAATGTTAAAACAGAATAGATGGTCATATTGGCCAGTCCACTATGGACAGGGTGAAACCGAGCAGAAATATAGAGCAGTAAGATACTCTGCGTCAGGTATAGTAGAAGAAAGAATTTTTATGGCAGAGTCTGATGCCAAGAAATGGGTGGAGAAACAAAATGAATCCCTTTGATTTTATAAACGATATTAATCTCGGTAAAAAAGGCATCATGGTAGATGACTTGGCTGAGAAAGAATATGCTCCATTTATAACCAATAGAGCTTTATCGTTTCACGCAGATACTATATTATATGCAAATGAAATGAATATACATCATCATTTGGATAATCGCCTTCAGTATGATTTTTTTATAAATATAATTAGGAAACAAAAAAGGTGGTCCAAGTGGCTCAAACCATCAGAGATTGACAACTTGGATATTATTAAAACATATTATGGGTATAGCAATGATAAAGCTAAATCCGTTTTGTCATTATTAAATAATGAACAAATACTAGAACTGAAGAAAAGGATTTATAAAGGTGGAAAGCGAAAATAAAAATCAAGTAGAAAACTGGGTTCCAGCTGATATGCTAGAAGTATCACTAAACGAACCTGACGACTTTCTAAAAATCAGAGAAACTCTTACAAGAATAGGAGTTGCATCAAGAAAAGACCAGAAACTATTTCAGTCTTGTCACATACTGCATAAACAAGGCAGATATTTTATAGTACATTTTAAAGAGCTATTTTTATTAGATGGTAAACCTTCTAATTTACTAGAGAATGATATTCAGCGTAGAAACACTATATCAACTCTACTAGCCGATTGGGGATTAATCTCAATACTAAATGTAGATAAAGTTAAAGATGTGGCACCATTGCGACAAATAAAAGTAATTCCATTTAAGGAAAAATCGCAATGGGAGCTATGCCCTAAGTACAATATAGGGAATAACAATGGAGAAAAGAATTAATAAAGGCTTTAAGGCATTTCATAAATTAATGAAGTCTGGCCGTATTAATAAAGTTGTAAAGCTTTGTCATTTTGAGGCATAAAGCTTTATAAATAATATCGGAATTGCTCAATAGAGGATTCCTAAATTAACCTTGCTAACTAATAGGAGGAAATAAAAATGGTAGTAAGAAATAACTTGAACGTCCCGCGTTCACTCTTTGTTGGTTTTGATAGAATGTTTGAGGATTTGGAAAGAATCCATGCATCTGCCAGAGCCGGAACAGATAACTATCCACCGCATAATATAGTAAGAGTAGACGATGAGAAATTTCTCATTGAACTGGCTATAGCTGGATTTCAACAAGATGATATTAATATCGAATTGAAAGATGGTATTTTAAAAATTGGTGGAGAAGTCGCAAAAGACGAGCGCGACTATGCTCATAAAGGTATTTCATCTCGCAAATTTGAGAAGTCCTTCCGACTCTCTGAATTTGTCGTAATAGATGGTGCTGACCTGAAAGATGGCATACTTGTGGTTTACGCCAGAGTAGAGATTCCAGAAGAGCAGCGTCCTAGGAAGATCGATATAGGGTCTGCTGGGGCATCAAAGAAGAAGCAATATTTAAAAGGCTAAATCAGCGAAAACTCGGCAGATATGTAATAACAATATTTGTCGGAGAACAATCATGAAAACTATACTCCATTATATGGATAAGTATGATGATGTTGGTAGGACCCTTAAAGATGCTTTAGAAATGGCAGTTATTATGGTAGGAATCTTAGGATTAGCACCTGCCTTAATATGGCTATCATCAGTAAACATCTAATAAGGTTCCAAAACTCATGCGGGGGTAGTAACCCTACCCCCAAATCTTTTAAAAATAATTGTTTACAAACATGTGGAAATGTGATATAATATACATATTATGAAATTTTATACTAATGTCTCTCGCTATGGTAATTCATTACTTTACCGTGGATATGAAAACGGTAAGAAAGTCCAAAAAAGAATAAAATACCAACCAACGCTTTATGTCAGCTCTCTGAAAGGTGACTGGACATCTATTGATGGTGTGCCTTGTGCACCTATTAAATTCGAGTCTATGCGTGATGCCAAAAATTGGATACAAGAAAATAAAGGCACTGCGGGGCGGCAAATCTTTGGCAATGACAGATACATTGCTACATTCCTAAACGAAGAATTTCCTGGCGAGATAGAATACAACAGGAACCTAGTTAATGTAACCACGATTGATATTGAGGTTGCTTCTGATGATGGTTTCCCTGAGCCAGAAACTGCTGACCACCCAGTCACAGCAATTACAATTAAAAATAACATAGACAATACATATTACATATGGGGTCTTGGTGATTATAATGTAGAAGATTCCATAATGAAAACCAATCGTGTTGTGTATAATAAATGTGAATCAGAACTAGAATTATTTAAATCTTTCATTACACATTGGTCAACTCCCAGTAACACTCCAGATGTTATTACTGGCTGGAATACAAGGTTCTTTGATATTCCATATTTAATCCACAGGTCAATCCGTTTGCTCGGAGAAGACGCAACTAAAAAATTCAGCCCTTGGGGCATGATTGAAAGAGGTTCAGTCAGAAGAATAAACAGAACAGAAACAGTATATGATTTAAAAGGCATATCAAATGCAGATTACCTAGAGCTATTCCAAAAATATACATATACTGCACAAGAATCATACAGACTAGATCATATTGCTAATGTAATACTTGGCGAGAAAAAATTATCATACGAAGAATACGGAACATTACATTCTCTCTATAAACATGACCATCAAAAATTTATTGATTATAATATAAAAGATGTAGAGCTTGTTGATAGGTTAGAGGACAAGATGGGCCTTATTACTCTTATGATGACTATGGCCTATCGCGGTGGTGTTAACTATTCAGATACATTCGGCGTTACAGCAATATGGGAATCTATTATATACAGACATTTATATCAAGAAAAAGTTGCGATACCTTTTTATGAGGATAAAATTAAATCATCATATCCTGGTGGTTATGTAAAAGAGCCTCAAGTTGGTATGCATGATAATGTTGTATCATTTGATTTAAACAGTCTGTATCCATCATTGATTATGCAATATAATATGTCTACTGAAACTATCGCAGATGGTAAGGTATTTAATATTGATATTGATAAAATACTCGATGGCTTTAAACTTGATAATCAAGGCTTTGCGATTGGTGGTAATGGTCAATGTTTTAAAACAAATAAAAAAGGTGTTATGCCTAAACTTGTAGATAATATGTACAGTGAAAGGGTAACAATTAAAAAGGAGATGTTAAGTGCACAAAAAGAACTACAAACCGTTGATAAGAACGACAAACAAAAATTATACGATATTGAACGCCGTATCTCTGTGGCTGAAAACCAACAGATGGCCATTAAAATTCTTCTTAACTCTCTTTATGGTGCCCTTGGTAATCGCTATTTTAGATTTTTCGACCAACGAATTGCAGAGGCCATTACACTATCCGGACAACTTACTATACGATGGGCTGAAGTCGCCATCAACAAATACCTTAACAAGATATTGTCCACAAAAGACAGAGATTATGTTATTGCAATCGACACCGACTCGTTGTATGTTAGCTTAGATGGCTTGGTTAAAGCTGTAGAACCAGCAGACCCAATTAATTTTATGGATAAAGTTTGCTCAGAAAGGCTTGAACCTGTATTACAAGATGCATATAAAGAGTTATATAATATTATGGGTGGTATCGAAAACAGAATGGTTATGAAAAGAGAAGCCATAGGCGACCGTGCCATCTGGACAGCAAAGAAAAGATATATTTTAAATGTACATGATAACGAAGGTGTCAGATATCAAAAACCTAAATTAAAAATTATGGGTATTGAGGCTATAAAATCATCTACGCCTGAAAGTTGCCGTAGTGCTCTTAAAGAAATGTTTAAGGTCATGATGACAGCTGATGAAAAGCAAACACAGGTTGCTGTCCAACAATTTAAAAATTACTTTTGTAATCTTCCAGCTCATGAGATTGCCTTTCCTCGTGGTGTATCAAATGTAACACAGTATAGAGATAATGAAAATATTTACAAGAAAGGTACACCAATTCATGTTCGTGCAGCGCTCTTACATAATAAATTAATCCGTGATCACAATTTATCTAAAAAGTTTGAACCAATCCGTAATGGAGAAAAAATTAAATTTGTATATCTCAAAACTCCAAATGCAATAAAAGAAAATGTAATTGGATTTAATCAATTTCTTCCAGATGAATTTGCATTGCAAGACTATATAGATTATGAAACACAATTCCAAAAAACATTCCTTGACCCACTAGAACATATCTTCAAGGCTGTTGGTTGGAATTCAGAAGAGGTTAATTCACTTGAAGAATTTTTCGGATAGGGGTTTACAAACATGACTAAATATGATATAATATACTAAAATGGAGAAAAGTTTATGAAGCTTAAACAAGAATTAAAATTAGTTCGCTTATCTTCTGGTGAAGAAATCATCGGAAAGGTAGTAAAACATGAAGATAAATCAATTACAATAACTGATGGAGTATGTCTAATTGCTGCAGAGGAAGGTAGACTAGGATTTATGCCTTATATGCCTTATACAAAAGCACATGAAGGAGTTGTAATTAACACAAATCATGTGGTATTTATAGTGGACCCTGCTGATGAAGTAAAAGATAAAGTACAAGAAATGACATCTGGTATTGTTAGAGCAGATGCATCAATGATACAAGGTGTTAAATAATGCAACCAAAATATCCCATTTATATTATATCCAAAGGTAGAGCAGACTCACGATTGACTGTTAAATCTATGGAGGAGATTGGTTGCCCTTATCGTATTGTTATAGAGGAGTCTGAATACAGTGATTATGCAGCGGTTATACCTGCAGAAAACATTCTAGTATTACCAAAAGATTTTAGAGAAACACATGGTAGAAAATGTGATGTTACTGGTTTGCTAGGCGGCTCAATTCCTGTCAGAAACTGGGTATGGGAACATTCTAAAAACGAAGGGCATGAACGCCACTGGATACTAGATGATAATATTCAACATTTCTATCGTTTACATAAAAACAAGAAAATTAGAATGACTACTTCTACTGGATTTAGAGCATGTGAAGATTTTGCCGACAGATACACAGATGTTAAAATGTTTGGTATGAACTATGCATTCTTTGCTCCAGCTACTACAAAACGCCCACCATATTATCACAATACTCGTGTTTATAGTTGCATATGTTTATCAAATGATATATACCCAGAGTTATATTGGAGAGGCAGATACAATGAAGATACAGACCTATCGCTTCGTGTAATGAAGGCAGGTTATCATACATTCTTATTTAATGCTTTCTTATGTGGTAAGGTTGCCTCTATGGCAATGAAAGGTGGTAACACTGAGGAAATATATAACATTGATAAAGTTGGTGGAGTCGAAGATAGACAAGGCAGTGAAGGCTTTGACAATAGAAAAGAATTTGCTGAATCACTTAGAGACCAACACCCTGATGTTGTGCATGTAACACAAAAATGGGGTAGGTATCACCACCATGTTGATTATAGAGAGTTCCAAAAAGGTATAAAACCAACCTTTAAAGATGGACTAAATATAACCAAAGGCTATAATAACTATGGCCTTAAACTTGTTAAATTAAAAGACGAAGGTTTAGAACTAAATGAATTGGAGGCCGTAAATGAGGAATAATAAAACCTTAAACTATTCCCCTGAGAATCTATTTAATCTTTCTGGTCAAGAAGAGGAAAAAACTCCCTTTGATTGGGACGGTATGCCTGAATTCGAACAACCTGAAGCAGAGGCTTGGAAGGTATTAAAAGTAAGATTTCGTAATGAAGATGATTTACGAGAGTTTGCTGCAGCTATTAATCAGCTGAATATTACCAATAAAACAAAAGCAATCTGGTTCCCACCGCTCGATAAAAAGGCAAACAGTCTATTAAGATATATGGACGAAGAACAAACAAGCTCAGAAATAGTTGATGAAGTTATAGAATGATAAATGAATGGCTAGAGCAATTTGGCCGAGAACAACTTGAAAAGATTGATACATATGAGTGGATAGAATATCCCATTTATATATTATCAAAGGGTCGGCCAAGAAAAGTTACAGCACAATGTCTCGATGATGTTGGTGTTCCTTACTGCGTTGTGGTAGAGCCAGATGAATATGACCAATATAAAGAAGTATATAACAAAGGATCACTATTATTAAAGCTACCAAAGAAAAATCAAGGTATATCATATGTTCGTAACTTTATTAAAGAACATTCTAAAGAATGTGGTTGGGATTATCACTGGCAACTAGATGATAACATACGAGACTTTAGAATCCGAAAAAATAATAAAAATGTAAAGCAATCTCCACTTAATCTATTATCTGCTTCAGAAAACTTTGTTAAACCTTTTAATAATATCGGCATATTAGGATTGTGTCATGTAGCTTTTGCGTTTGCAAGAAACCATTATGTAGATATTAATAAACAAGTGTATAGCTGTGTGCTTGTAAATAATAATGTAGATGTACAATGGAGACCTGATGTTGTAGAAGATACCGATTACAGCTTACAGGTACTAGATGCTGAATATTGTACACTATTACTTAATAAATTTTTAATTGGTAAAGAAACAACAAGCAAGAACTCAGGTGGTAATGAAAACACAGATGAATTTAGAATGAAAAGGTCTCTTGGTTTACAAAAACATTGGCCTGGAGCTTTTAAAATAACAGAACAATATGGTAGAGTGAAAGTATTACCTTCTCGCATATGGCAGAAGTTTGTACACTTACCTAAAGGCAATGACTTAGATTTAAATGGAGAAAGCCTTGATAGATTCTTTAATTAGGGGTTTACTTTTAACTCATTTTGTGATATAATATAACCTATGGTTGAAATAAATGGTACTTTATTTTCTGGCGTCTACGATAACAAGACAGATAAAACGATAGACTTGCCGGACTTTGAGCACTTTAAAGAAGTGCTATTCAAGCTTTCTAAGGTCAAGAGAAAAGGCAAAGAAGATGCTGAACTCATGTCCCCTGCTACTTACCTTAAAAATACAACTCGTGCAAATGCTAATGTAGTCAAATGGGCTGGTTGGTGTGCCGTAGATGTAGATGATTATATGGGTACAGTAGAAAGTATAAAAGAGGACTTTCCAGATTACAATTATATTTGTTATTCAACAGCATCATGTTCTCCTGAGGCCTTAAAATTCAGATTGGTATTTCCTCTAACAACTCATGTTGGTAAAGATGAAATTAAACATTTTTGGTTTGCCTTAAATAAAGAGTTAGGAGAAACTGGAGATATTCAAACTAAAGATTTATCTCGTATGTATTATATTCCAGGTGACTATGAAAATGCTTATAACTTTATCCACGAAAACGAAGGCCCTACTATGGACCCACAAACGATTATGAATAAACATGAATATGTAGAAAAATCTGGTAATACTTTATTTGACCATTTACCACCAGCTATGCAAGAAGCCATGATGGAACATATGAAAAATAAATTAACAAATACAAATGTTAAATGGACTGGTTACAAAGATTGTCCTTTTTTCCCAAGACAGCTCGAACAAGAATACAGAACAATATCTGGTTCTGGTTGGTATCATAAGATGTATCAAATTATGGTTGCGTTGGCTGGTAATGCTATAAAAAATAATTACCCTATCACATCAAGAGAGATTGCATATCTTTGTAGAGAACTCGATATTGATACTGGTAATTGGTATGAAAAACGACCACTTGATAAAGAGGCTGAGAGAGCTCTGGAATATGTTTACAAAAACCAATTTTAATGATATAATATAACTATGAAAAATATAACTGTTGTAGGTGCTGGATATGT